GAAGATTGACGCACTTACAAAAAATCAAAATGAAATTAAATCTGGTTTGATTGATTGTCTTACTTACAAGGCGAACATTGACCAAACGGGACGAGCATTCATTATTGATTTGGTGTGGTCTCTACTTGATGAAGGTGTTATCGCTATCGTTCCAACTGTCACTGATAAAATCATGGATGGTGAAAAAACTTTCGATGTTGAGTCAGTTCGTGTAGGTAAAATCACACAATGGTTTACTGACTGCGTCAAGGTGCGATATTACAACGAAGATACTGGTTTGGAATTCGAACAATCTCTTAAGAAAGAAGACGTGGCTATCATTGAGTCTCCACTTAGTGGTATTCTACAAGATAGTAACCAAACACTTCAACTTTTGAAACAAAAGATTAACTTGATGAATTCTGAGGACAGGAATGCCGCGGCTGGTAAGATTAATGGTTTTATCCAATTTCCTTATCAGACAAACTCTGACTATCATCAGAAGCAAGCGGATAGACGTCGTAAACAGTTGGAAGCTGAGATGAGTAAGTCTGCTTACGGTTTGGCTACATTGGATAACAATGAGAAGTTCATTCCAACTGGTGGTAACATCCAGAACAATACTCTTGAGGATATTAATAAACTTAAGCAAGATTTCTACAACCAAATCGGTATCACTGAGAACATTATCAATGGTACTCAATCTGGGGCAGAGCTTAACCTTTATTATAACCGAGTAATTGATCCAATTCTACAAGCTATTGTGGATGCAGTCAATGTTGCTTTTATTAGTAAAACAGCTCGCACTCAAGGACAGGTTGTTCAGTTCTATCGAGACCCATTTAAGATTCTTCCTATTGAACAACTTGCTAATACTGCAGACTTGTTCTCTCGTAATGCAATTCTTACACCTAATGAGATTCGTCAATTTATTGGTAAAGAACCTCACCCTAACCCATTGGCTGACCAGCTTTACAATCGTAATATTGCGGATGGTAACCAAATGGGCGGTATTGCGACTGCTGGACAAGAAGCTGACACTGGTATGGGTGAAGATGACCCTAGTCAGTATGTCTATCAAGATGAGAACGGTAACTACGTAGATTATCAGGGCAATCCTGTTGATGAAGCAGGTAATCCTATTAGGAGGTAATAATGGAGAAACAAGAATGGTCAGTAAGAGATATTGACCCTAACAACGAGATTCTCCTTCATGGCGGCAAATGGTCTGAAGAGGCTAAACGTCGTGTAAGCGAAGCTCGTCGTGCTGGACGTTCTGTTATGGACATGTTTGGTGACTTGTACAAGAAGTCTGAGAAGACTGTAAGTTCAGCAACCAAAACAGCATCCAATATAGTTCGCCCTACAGCTAAAGCTGTTTCTAAGACAGCAAGTAATCTTATCCGAGTTGCTAAGAAGACTGTATTTCCTACTACTTCTAAAACAACAACTGGTGCTCTTGGTAAGAAATCTGGCGATAAAGCTTTGGCCGCTGCTGGATATAAGAAGCGTAAAATCGATAAGAAACTTGTAGCACGTATTCAAGACAAACTTGATAGACGTTACGGTCAAGGTAAGTATAAGAAGTCTGAGTCTCAGAAGCTTGATGAAAAACGTGGTAAAGCTATGGATAAACGTGAGAAGCGTAATCGTAAAGCAGCTAAATCTGAAAAAGATAAAATGCGTAAGATTGACAACGCTCGCGGTAAGGCTATGGATAAACGTGAAAAACGTAACAAGACACGTAAGAAAGCTGAAGAGTCTGTAGCTAAAATCAAACGTAACAAAACACGTAGAGATATTAAAGCTAAACAGAAATCTGAAAAGAATCGTTCTCGTGATGCTATCGGTGAAAACACTCGTGAGAAATTCCGTAATGGTGACATGAAGTCTGGTAATGATGCTCTTATTCGTAAATACAAGGGTAAGATGAAAAACCACATGTCTAAATCTCCTGATGAGCGTCGTAAGAATTCTAAACAGTACAACGAGTGGAATCAACGTGTTAAAGACCTTGAAGCAGAGAACAAACGAATCGGTTCACGAAATAAGGGTTCTAAACTCGAAGAGAATAACACTCGTAAGATGGAGAACATGTACGAGTCTAACAAATCTGCTAGTGAGTCTGTTCGTCGTCGTAACGCTAGTCGTACTAAAGATTTGGAAGCTCAAAATGAATCTTACTACAAGAGTAAGAAACGTAAGAACAATATCCAACAATCTGCGACTTTCGATTATCAAGCCGCTCTTGTTTCAGTTCAAGGAAATCAAAATGAACTACAACACTACGGCGTTCTTGGAATGAAATGGGGGCAACACCGAGCTAAAAGAAATACAGGTTTACCTGGTTTGCGACCAACGGTTGAGTTGAATAATAAGAATTTTAATAAATTTACTAAACTAAGTAAGAAATTTGTTAAAGACTACAATCACGATGCTAAAATTGATGCAAAAAGTGTTGGAGCCAGTTATGGACGAGTAAATCGATACGGTAAGAAATACATCAAGACTGTTGGTAAAGAGTACAAGAAAGTACACGACGATGTTGATTTTAAAAATGTAAATCAAGGTATCGCCGTTTCAAGTAGAACAGGTTTGTTTAGATATGATAACCCTGCTAAACCAACTAGACGCGACTACGCTCAATATCTAGGACGAGATGCTCACGTACTATCTAAGATGTCACGCGAAGCAATGGTGGCTAACCTTAAAAGTGGTGATGGTAAAAAAATCACTGAGGGGTATGTTGAAGCTCTTGCTCGTCGTTATGGTAAAGGTGCTCTAGCTGGTATGCGTAATCAAAAACTTGGAACTGCGGCTGCTACTGCTGGTACTGCTGCGGGAATTGGTTTAGCAATTGGTTCTGGAGTTGCTGAAATACCAGTTGGTGTATTTAGTGGTTTAGTTACTGCTAATGTAGCTGCAAATAGTGTTCGTTCTACTAGTGGTATGAAATATATAGATAATGCTCGTCAAAATTCAGGTAGATATAAAAGACACCAAGATGCTATGATTGTTTATGGTGGCTCTTCGTATAACGATTCACACATGCAAAACAATGCTAATTTTGTACGAAATTCTATATCGTCACAAATGAATAGTGTAAGTACTCACAATAATATGGTTAACAGTCATATGATGAATAATCATATAAATAGTCATTTTGGTATGGGTGGATTTTAACAATAAAGGAGTATCAAAATGGATGATAAAATGTATTTTGGTTCTCTTATGCGTGATGCTAATTTTATCCAACATCACGGTGTCATCGGTATGAAGTGGGGTTTTAGAAGAAAATCTTCTGTCTCTCCTCAACAGAAACAATTTAGCAAGAAAATGAACAAACTCTCTAAGAAGAGAGAACGTGCAGACTACAAACTAATGCGTCGATTTGAGAAAGATAAAGATTTCAAATCCCAAGCTGAAAAGTCTGGGTATTACAACATTTCTAAAACTTCACCAGATAGAACTTACGAATTCTATAAGATTGTAGCGACCAACAAAGGTAATCTTGCAGGACGTTACTACAAGATGGATACTAAGATGAACGCTAAGTATCTTAAACGTAAACACAACATTATCAGAGGTATCAAATGAAACCACAAAATTACGATTTCGCTGGTTGGGTTACGAAGAATGACCTCAAATGTTCAGACGGTGTAACAATCCGTCATGGTGCCTTCTCTGGATTGTCTGGAGAAAAAGTACCATTGGTTTGGCAACATTCTTATTCTCAACCAGGAGATACAATCGGATATATTCTTCTTCATTCAAATGACCAAGGTGTATACGGTTACGGGTATCTCAATGAAACAGAACGTGGTCAGGATGCCAAAGAACTTTTGCGACACGGAGACGTGAACCAAATGTCAATTGGCGCTCGTAAAATCCAAAAGAGTGGACAAGACGTAATTCATGGAGAAATCTATGAAGTGTCACTAGTACTCAAGGGCGCAAATCCTGGTGCTGTCATCGAAGAGGTTCTTACTCACGGTGACGGACAAGTCGGCGATGAGATTTTCATCACTACAGGTCTAACACAAGACTTGTTGAAACATTCCAACTCGGAGGAGAAACAAATGGCGACTATTGGAGAAGTAATTGATACTCTCACAGAAGACCAAGCCGAAGTAGTCACTAATATGCTTGAAAACGGTGTAGAATCACTTACACCACAAGATGCTGAGGTTATCGAAACTCTTAGTGATGAACAAGCTATGGCTATCAATATCATTCAATCTGTTGCTGGTGAAATCGAAGAAGATGAATTGGCTAACTCTAGCCTAGATGACTTCGAACCAGTAGACGATGAAGATGAAGAAGTTGAAGAACTCGAAGAGTCTGAAGACGAGTCTGAAGAGGAGTCTAACGAAGAAGCCGACACAGACGAAGAAGAAATTGAACATTCAGGAGTAGACATGAAACAAAATCATTTCAATCAAAATGGAATTGAAGAACAAGACACTTTGACACATGCTGCACAACTTGCTGATGTAGCTGTACGTGAAGCTGCTGCCCTTGGAAGTGGCTCTATCAAAGGTGCTTTGGCTGGTGTTGATTCAAGTGGTGAATTCTTGCAACATGGTATCTCTAACATTGATATCTTGTTCCCAGCAGCTCAATTGCAAAAGGGTATCCAAGCTTACAACCCTAACGCTAAAAACGTTGAAGCTATCCTTAACAAATTCGGTGCTGTATCTTCACCAAATGTTAAAAACATCTATGCTGACTTGACAGAAGAACAAGCTCGTGCACGTGGTTACATCAAAGGTAACGAAAAACTTAACCAACGTCTTATCAGTTTGTACTACCGTGTAACTACACCACAAACTGTCATTCACAAAACTGCTATCGACCGTGATGATGTTATCGATATTCGTGAAAATGGTATCGATGCTGTATCATTCTTGAAACAAGTACAAGCTATCAAGTTCAAAGAAGAACTCGTACGTGCTGCTTTGTTCGGTGATGGTCGTGAAGTCCTTAAAGACGGTAAACCAAACGTTGAAAAGATCCAAGAAGAACATATTCGTCCTATCACTAAAGATGATGACTTCTTTACAATCAAAGTTCAATCTGAAGACTGGATGTCTGTAGTTGATGATGTCATCAAGACTATCCCTGGATACCAAGGTTCTGGCTCTCCATCACTTATCATCAACCCATTTGACCTTGCTAAACTCCGTACTCTTAAAGATAAAGACGGACGCTATTTGTATGGTTCATCTGGTGATGGTAACCGTGTAGCTACAAATGGTGATCTTGCTGCTTACTTCGGATGTTCTGAAGTTATCGAATTCCGTGATATGCCTCAAGGTAAATTCTTGATTGGTAACTTGAACGACTACGTATTCGGTCAATCTCAAGGCGGACAAGTCGTAACATTCGACGATTTCGATATCGACTTTAACCAAATGAAATACCTTATGGAAGCACGTCTTTCAGGAGCAATCATGATCCCACGTGCCTTCATCTTTGTAACAGTTAAGAAAGCTGAAGCTACTAACGAAGATATGCTTAAATTCCGTAAAGATGCCCTTAAGACAAAACCTAACTGGGTTGAAAAACAAGACAAACCTGGTCCTAAATACTTGTCTAAACATTCAGACGCTGACGAAGCTGCAGCTGCTAACCCTGCATCAGGAACTCCAGGTTCAACAGGACGTACAGGCGGCTAATTTCAAAATGGAATATAGGAGAGTAGCATGAGGACGACAATAGATATCTTAGTTCGCGGTATTGAAGAGACAGAGGTTAAACCTGGTGTATATTCGTACGAGTACACACGATATCGAAAGGTCCCTGCTAACATTGTCGAAAATAGACGCTATGATATTTCTGATTCACAACGAATTAACGAGAATATTAAGTCTAACTTCGACTTCTCTTTTGTATTCGCCAATGATGATACAGACCGTGTTAATCGTATCTGGTACGTTATTTACAAGAATCAAGTATATTCTGTAAGTAAAATCCTCAATTACCCACCACGAGTACGAATTGTGCCTGATGGTGTTATGAGTCTTGAAGACGTTAATAAATTGGGGGTAGTAATTAAAGATTATGACTAGAACACATACTGAACTCATTGAAGAACTTAAGACGATTTGCCCAAGGGTGTATTATCAGAAACCAGATGGTTCTCAACTGAAATTCCCTTGTATTGTTGTTGAAAAGAACTACCTAGATGTAGAGTCAGCAAACAACAGAGCATATCGTTCTAACAGGTCTTATATTGTTAATTTCTTTACAAGGGTGGACGACGACTCAATCGAGGACGCCATGCTTGACAAATTCGATTATGTACGCCTCAACAATTACGATGTGGACAACGGTTTATATCAAGAGACGTATAGAGTATATTATTAGAGAGGTTATTATTTCTATGGCAAAATTGCTTTGGGACCAAACAGGTCAAAAGACTTATCAAACAGGTGTAGACCGTGGTGTACTTTTCCCTATGGCCAGTGCTGGTACATATGAAAAAGGTGTAGCTTGGAATGGTTTGACTAAAGTGTCTGAATCACCAGATGGTGGTGACGCTACAGCCAAATACGCTAACAACGGTAAATACTTGAACTTGATCGCGAAAGAATCATTCAAAGGTTCTATCTCAGCTTATACTTATCCTGATGAATTTGCAGCTTGTCTTGGTGAAGTTGACGCTGTTGCTGGTGTTAAACTTACTGCACAAACTCGTAAATCATTCGGTTTCGCATACCGTACTCTTATCGGTAATGATACTGAGTCTACAGGTCACGGTTACCTTATCAACTTGGTATACAATGCTACTGCGGGTGTTGCATCTAAAGACTTTGAAACAATCAATGACTCACCAGATGCTATCGAATTCTCTTGGGACTTCACAACAACTCCAGTAGACACAGGTGTTGACAATACTCAATCAATGGCTCACATTATCATCGACTCTACTAAGCTTGAACAAAGCAAACTTAAGAAAGTTGAAGAAGCCATCTACGGTACAGACAATACTGATGCTAAACTTCCTACTCCAAAAGAACTCATGGTTCTCCTTGGCGTAGTTACTGGTTAAAATTTCAAAATGAACTTGTTTTTATAAGAAAGGATTTATTCAAATGATTGTAAAAGAAATTACTTATGTAGAACCACTCTCTGGTGATGAACTCACTGAGAAGTTTTACTTCCACATTAACAGTGCCGAAGCACTTCGTATTATGGGTCGCTCAGGAAATAAAGACTGGGAGACTTACGTTAAAGATGTAGCGGCATCAGGTGACGCAGACCGCATCATGGACTTTATCGAACAATTTGTTTCTATTGCCGTTGGGTATAAGAATGTTGATGGACGCTTTACTAAGACGAAAGATTTTCGCGATGAATTCCTAGCGTCAGAAGCATACGGTAAACTCTTCGTAGATTTCATCCAAGATGAAGCTTTTGCACGTAAATTCTTCTCACAATTGATTGAAGAAGGTCGTTCAGGTAAGAACAAGGGTCAAAACGCTCAGCTTGAGACAGTTGCCAATAAAGGTAACCGTCAACAACGTCGTAGCAAAAAATAGTAGGTAGCAAGTATGCTTGAGATAGTTACAGAGGAGATTTATGACGAAACAACGAGCATGATTCTCCCAGGAAAAGTATACCATTTCGAGCATTCGTTGTTAGCTATTAGTCAATGGGAGATGGTGTTTAAAAAACCGTTTCCCTTTTTAAATGGCTTGCAGGTGGAACCTATTGAAGTACTAGCTTATGTCCAATTAATGAATTTAGATAAGACAGGGTTCGACATAGACAATCTGTCCGAATCCAACATAAAGGAAATAATCGAATACATCAATAGTAGACCTACTGCAACTACGATTTCTTCATCGGGAGAAGGTGGTCGTCGTATACTAACATCAGAGGTAATCTATGCATATATGGCGAATGCACAAGTACCATACAGTTGTGAAACATGGAATATCCATAGACTTCTTGTATTGCTTGGGGTTATAGGTGAGTTAAATGCACCTAAGAAGAAACGTAGTAAAGAAGAAACTGCACGCATGTACAAAGACTTGAATGCTAAACGACGTGCTGAGATGGGAACTACAGGTTAATTCAAAATGAAATATTCAATGTCATCAGATAGTAAGTTTCAGAACTTATTCGACGACTTTAAAAAAGAAACTGCTATGGAGAAAATCTATACAGTAGTTGATACTGAAACTCAAAAAGCTTATGACGACATTGTTGAGAGCACTCCTGTTAGGTCGGGCTTGACTAAGTCGTCATGGAGTAGACGAATTACGATGAGTAAAGACCAGATAGATGTTATCTTCGAAAACTCACATAAAGCTAAGAATGGTAAACCTATTGTTGTATATGTGGTGAATGGACACTACACTCGTACTGGAGGTTACGTTAGACCAAACGACTTTGTGTCTCCTAGAACTGACAGTATAACAAGTAATATTGCAAAAGGTTTGTCGGGAGGGAGTAGTTAATGCCTAGTTCTGTAGTAAAAGAACAGATTTATAAACTAAAACTCGACGCCGCTGATTTACAACAGAAACTTCAAAATGCCATTAAAGATGTTGGTAACTTCCAACAAAAGATGGACTCAATCAACGGTAAATCTGTTGATAATGTTGAGAAATCGACAGGTTCTCTGTCAAGTAAACTTGCAGGTCTAGTCTCACATGTCCCAATTCTTGGTAACATTGTGGAGAAGATGACAGGTGTCGGTAATGCATCCAACACTGCAGCATCTGCTGTGGGTAGAGTTGGAGAAAATGCTGGCTCTGGATTTGGAGCGATTCAATCTGGAGCATCAAATGCTAAAAACTCAATGGAACAATTGGGTTCTGGTGTTGAGGGTGTTAAAGGTAAATTCTCAATGCTGGAAGGTATTGCAACGGTGGCTTTGGGTAATATTGCATCTCGTGCTATTACTGCTGGTGTATCGTTGTTAAGTAAATGGACTCTTGCTCCTGTAGTCCAAGGTTATCAAGAATATGAACGAGAACTTGACTCAACTCGTATCTTGGTAGCAGCGTTGGGTAAAGAAGAGCAAGACCACATCACCGCTACAATGCGTGACTTGGAACAATATGCTAAAACGACCAAATACAATTCACAACAAATGAACTCAGCGTTGGCACAATTTGTTAATGCTGGTATTGGTTTGGATCAAGCTAATGTTGCTTTGAGAGGTTTTGGTAACTTGGCAGCCTCTGCTGGTGCTAATACTGCCCAATTTGGTTCAGCCTTACAATTTGGTGTTCAACAAGCACTGCAAATGGGTTATATGAACCGACAAAACTGGATGTCATTGGAAAACGCAAATATGGCAACCAGAGCTTATAAGGAAGCAATCATCCAAGCAGCCGTCGCTCAAGGGACGCTTACACAAGAACAAGTAGATGCTGTTGGTGTGCAAGGATTGTTTGTAGAACACTTAAAAGATGGTTGGCTTACTAATGAAGTGTTGATGCAATCATTAGAAGAGTATGCAAATAACCCTGTATATCAAGAGATGGCTGCAAACGTTTATACATTCAAGGAAGCTATGGAAGCTACTGAAGAAGCAGTAAACGATGCTTGGTCTAAGATGTGGGTTGAACTTGCCGGTAAGGGTGAAGAAGCTATGGCTATCTGGACACCAGTAGCTAGTATGCTGGCTGCAACTGTGTCCTTCATCCCAAATATGATTGCTCAAATAGCTCACGCATTCAATCAACTTGATGGTCGTACACACCTCATTTCTGCAATTGTTGAACTCTTTGAGTCTCTTAAATTAGCAGGACAAGGTGTTAAGAATGCCATATTAGCAATGATACCAGAGTCTAGTATATTTAGGCAATGGGCTGAAAATGGCGATAAAACCAATATGGTATTCGTTAAGATAGCAGAAACAATCATTAAGATTACTGATTATCTTAAACATTTATTCCATGTAGGTGATGATGTCAAGCCAGGTGTAATCCTGGCAATTCACAATATTGTAGAAGTATTTATACGTCTATGGGGCGTTGTGAAAATGGTGGCTAAAGGTATCGCTGCAGCTATCGATATAATCGTACCAGATAATATAATCCAAGATTTGATTCTTATTGCTGGTATGGTGGCTAACGTATTTAACGGCATTGGACGTATATTCGTTGGTATCAAATCACAACTAGATGGTTCTGGATTTGTTAACGCATTCAATACAATACGTGCTGCGTTAGAACAATTCTGGGATACAATCACACGCCTTCTCGATGGTATCTGGACTCGTATTGACGGTCCTATGGACACATTTTTCGATAGAGTTGGTGTTAGTATTGGTAAATTCCTAAAAGATGTTGGTAAGATGTTCGGTTTCGGTAAAGATCCTAATGCTGAAAATAGCTTGTCTTTACTAGAACGAATGGCTAACGGATTTAAGAACCTTACTGATAAATTTGATAAATGGGTATTGGCCTTCCGTGAAGGTCCTAAACCAGGAGAAACAGACAAGATTGCTGTAGCGTTTTCTAAAGCTGGAGATGCTGTTCAGTGGTTTTTGGATGTTATCAAACTTCTTCTTACACCTCTACAGCTTGTATGGGATACACTTAAAGGATTCTTTGACGTTCTCAAATCAAGTTTTGATATGCCTATTTCTGACAAGTTGGGCTCTCTATCATCAATCCTCAAGACTGTAAAAGAAGATATTAAAGAAGTCTTCGAAAATGGTCTATTTGGTGGTAAAGCTTCAGCCGATGAACTTGGCGATGGTGTAGATAAACAAGAAGAAAAACTTACGTTCATGCAACGTACACAAAAACGTTTGTCTAAAACAATGAAAGACGCTGGTGGAGCTGTTAAAGATTATACAAAATATCTTTCAGAGGCTACAACTGTATCTGATTTGTTTGGACGCATTATCGGTTCAATCGGTAATGGTGTTAAGAAACTTGGTTCTGGCATTGTAGGTCTTGTTACTGGTGGATTTGATAAACTCAAAACATCAGCAGGAGACTCAAATACTGTACTCGGTAAATTCTTTGACACAATTTCAAAATGGCATATTGTTGATAGACTTAAAGAGTCATTCTCAACACTAGGAACTGTCTTTGATGGTTTCTGGGGTGCCATAAAACAAGCATTTTCTAATATCGATTTCTCAAGTAAGACCGCTTTAATTAAGTCTGGTATCGAAGGAATTGGTAATCTCTTAGAATGGCTTGCTGACAGGTTTAAAACTGTATCAGATGTAGGTGGTCGAGTATTTACATATTTGGCTGAATTCTTCGATACAGTTGGACATGGTTTACAAGGAAATACTGCGATTAAACTTGCAGGTTTCTTCTTGTTATTTAAACAATTACAAAAGTTTAAAGACTCAAACCTAATCCAAAATATCTTACACCCAATTAAAGCTTTGAAAGAAGCAATATTTGGTATTGGTGACTCTAATAGTATCCTTTCACAATTGTCAGGAACTCTTGGAGCTTTCCAAAAGAATATTAAAGCTAATACACTTAAACAAATCGGTTTAGCAATGCTTGAATTTGCTGGTGCGTTATTTGTAGTATCTCTTATCCCTGGTGATAAACTTCTACAATCAGTAGGTGCAGTAGCTGCAATGGCTACAATCCTAGTCGGTGCATATATGATGATTCAGAAGGCTAAATCGTATGGTCCTAGAGTTAGTGCTGCAG